GAGGAATACGATAAAGAAGACCATCACCCAACGGCTGGCTGTCTTGAGTTTATTGGCTCAATACCAAACCATTTTGCAAGGCATAGTTTTCTTGTAAAACCAGAAGTGGGCGATTTTTATTTGTTTCCTAGCTGGATGATACATCAAGTCTATCCATTTAGAAGTGAGGGCGAGAGAAGGTCAATGGCCTTCAATGTTCATCTCACGCTGGAAAAAGCAACGAAAGGTGTAGATGTATAGCAGAGATCACACCAGATGGGATAAGCCAGCGAAAAATTTACGTTATAAATGTGATAAGAAAGACTTCCACCGCAAGCGGTGGGAAGATCTATCTATCAAGGAAAGAGATTATTGGCGCGGTCGCGTTCAACAATGGGATCAAGACAAACGCTACGCGGAACAGCTTAGACACTCTTCGTCTTCGTCATAATTTGTAACAAATACTTCTCGCGGTGTAGTTTTATACTCTACTTCGTCTGCACATTCACAAAACTTTTTTGATTCTAATTCTTGTACTCTACCTTGTAGGTAGACAATAATATCCTTTAATTCTTTTTCTGTCATTCTATCTCCTTTTTTGGGGGTAAGCTACCAGCTATACACCAAAACGAAGATAGATTTCAACCTCTTTTATTTTTGGGATATTCTATCACCAATTGCCCATAACATCAGCGCGATAAATCCTAGTAATCCCGTGATGATAAAAAGTAATCCTATAATCCAAATCATTGTCAACCGTTACTATCCGTTACTTATGTAATTTCTTTCATGGTTTTCGCCATGGCCTTTGCGCGGTTTGGGGTCTGCTTACTCCACCGCGAGTCCAACATCTCGTAGCTCGCACCCACATAGTTAAGTTCAGATAAACATTTCCACATGTTCTTAAATTTAGATACACCTGTCATACCAAGCTGAAACACCATCTCTATTAATATTTCCTCAGCCTGTTCATCGATGTCAGCGCAACCGTGATCTTCCATGAGTTGTTTTGCTCCACGGATTGCTTCTTGTAAATCTTTTTTAAGTATGTCCATTAAGAAGTCTTCTTCGTATTCTTTGTCGTCCTCCCAAAAATCTTCGACGCACAAATGACCAACGCCCACGGTCCGCTTGCCAAGTGTATCAAGGTAAACTTTGTTTCTGTAACCTTCGTGTTCTTTAACTGATTTTAGTAATCTCTCCATGTTCATGATTTTTATAATCTCCTTTTAAGTATGTTATTGTTCTAACCCACCCTGTTGGTATTGCGATATGTCTGCCACCCTCTTTATCGCCATCGAACTCTGAATAATCTGCCATGATTATAGTTTTCTTTTCATCTTTAAGCATGAGCCAACCAACCGAGTGACACATGGCTAGTCGTTCTTTTTGTATGTCTTCAAGAGAGTGCCAACCTGTTTGTCCGTCTTTGGCATCGTACCACGTAACAAGGACCAATGGCTTATTCATGTTATCCCATGTACTCCTAATAAGTTGACACGTCAAGAATAAAATGATAGTAACGGGTAGTAACGGTTGACAGCGAGTCGACGAAGGAGAAAGAATGACAGATGAAAAAAAGCAGTTAATAGCTGAAGAAATATACTTTAAATTTATGGATTTTCTTGATGATTCTACCGTGAAAGAGTTTATAGAGGACGATCCAGATACGAAAAATCCTCATGCAACACGGAACACGGTCAAGGGCTATGAATTGTATAGTATGATAGAATTAATATTAGATAAGCACTTTGTTGAAGTAGAGTGGGAAGCAGAAAGGACAAAATTATGGACACCATGGACAAAATAAGTAAGCCAGATTATTATGATTTGAGTAAGCCAAAAGCAGTAGAGGAGTTGCGGTTACGCAAATGTTTTCGCTGCGGTAAGGAAAAGAAGATGGGTAAGTTTGAAAGGTATTGTAGTGTAGCTTGTAGAACTTATGCAACGAAATATGACCAAGGGTCGTTTAAGATAAGGTGGTAATATGTATTTTTTATTAGGACTGCTTTTGTCTTGTGCTGAGTTTATTTTTTGGGCTGTGATTGTTCTTGTGATTCTTCTATTAGTTCTGTAACTTCCACATCAATGATTTCCCCATTTACAATATTGTGATCGCGTATTTCTTTTAATTTTGCTTCAAGTTCTGGTCTTGACATATTATCTAAAGACGCGGTTACAACCTCTTTACGATCTACATAAAACCCTGCAAGTTGACCGCGACGATATTCAGCTTGGACAGCAGGTCCTACTTGACCATTGGTAACGGCAATATCTCTTAATCTAGCGAGTTCGCGAGAGTGTTTGACAAAATCTATTTTACTTGCTTCGGCATATTCTCGTTGTAGGTTTTCGATCGCCTCTACAACTTTAGGAAAGTATTTTGGATTACGAAGATTACAAGCTTGTGATACAGCAGACTTTTCAGAATACCCAGCTTGTTTTGCACATTCTGTGGCTGTCAATCTCCCATTTTCTTTTACAAATATCTCAACAAATGCTCTTTGTTTAGGACTCAAACTATCGTTCTTTATCTTGGGCATATTTTATTTTAATACACTTTTTCGTTTTTGTATAGATTATTATTATTATAATATATTATATATATTTTTTATTTTATATTGAGAAATCACATCTGTGGGTTACGTCTGGTTACGTCTGGTTACGTAGGGGTTGTAACCTTATTAAGATATGTTTTTCAATAAGTTAAGTGCAAGGTTACGTGGTTACGTCAGTTTTGTAAAAAATTAAAAAAACTTTTTTAAATTCTGTGTAAAAATATTATACAAAAACTATTGACTAATATAATAATGGGATTATATAGGACAATGTTAGTAATTTAATGATGGGGTATGACGATACTATACAAGCGATTACTAACTGCATAGGCGACGGAGTTATTCGGATAAGTCCTGTGCAAACTTAAAAGTTTGTGGAAAGCCGTGTATAGCGTGAGCTACCACAATGGCTTGGGTAGTGCCAATGCAAGTATGCGAAGTGAAAACTTTAAAACTACCCAAAATAAAAGGAGTGATTATGAGTTATATGAGTGAATTAGATTTAAGTATTAGAGAATTAATATTTGACGGAACTTTAGAAGAAAATATAAAGCAAAATGTTGGAAAAAAAATAACCATACGAGGTCGTGATTATGTTGTATCTGAAAAAGATATAAGAGATTACTATAATCAAGATGAGTAGCATTGTATATAAATCTGGCGATCATATTTCTGTGCCAATGTCAGAAAATTTATTTTGGAATAGAGTTGGTTGGCTTCGTCATGCTATGCTCACGGCGGAAAATTTCGAGTTTAGATTATTATACTTTCATAAGCTACAAGACTTAATGAAATTTGTTCCATAATGTTCTTGACAACTTATTATTCCCATGCTAATGGGATAATATAATTTTTAACAGAAAGGAAAAATTATGAACAAAGATGATATAAGATTAAATAAATCTAAACGCGACGCAATTAAGTTAGCTTGGCGAGATGTTGTTTTAAAACAAACACCAACTGCTAAAGATGAAGATTTGCGTAATGCTTGTGATAACTTTAGAAACCTAGAAAAGTCAACGTGGGATTCTGTAATCAAACCAACTGTTGAAAGGTTTTATCCTCAATCAGATATGAAGATACTTAAAAAGTATTCTAGGGCTAGTGGTTGTGGTACTTTTGCCGAGTGGGATAATTGCTTCTACTTTAAACCAACTTTTGAAGATAGGAGTGAGGTACAGTTTAGGTGGAATTATGGTGGTCAAGATATGACAGCATTGTACTATGATGATATTATGAATCTTGGTGGTAATCCTAACCTTGAAATAGAATATGAAAATAAAGAGCCAAGTCCTAAATTTTATGAGCAAAGAGAAAAACTACAAAATATTTTAAGAGATAGTTTGAAAGTGCCTCGTTACAGTGCTTATACCACAGATAGATATTCTAGTATTGAGATTGACGATAGTAATGTTGATCGCATGGACGGATTTGCTATGTTAGTTCCAAGCACAGGGGGTTGCCATAGTAGAGTAATGATGATTGATAGTGAGAGTGATTGGCAACTTTTACGAACGTACAATAAATCAAGATCAACCATGATAAATGCTCAACGCGACGTTTACAAAGAGAAAAACACTTTGATAAATGACATGAATATGGTCATAGATCAATCCAAGTTTTTGAGTGAGGTAAAACCTTATTGGGAAGATATTGAATTGTGTGTAAACTTTGACGATCAGAATATTGGTACTGCTATCTCAATCGTTTCAGAAGAAACAAAAGATAGATTAAAAGAAAGTGCCAAACTACGACAAGCACATAGAGAAATGTTGGCGGTGGTAAAAACACCAGCAAAAGAACTTGTAAGTTAAATCATCTTGACACTATCCTACATTTGTGGGATAGTGTTTTTTATTTAAGAAAGGATAATTTATGAAAAAACAAATACCTCTTTGTCAGAATTGTGGTTGCAAAATTTATTCAAGTTATGGAGTTCGAGGTTATTTAGGAACATCAGATTATGAGTATCATAATGAATATTTTAATTCAACAGAAGAACTGCAAAATTTCTCACCACCAGAAAATGCTTTTGATATTACTAGAAATCAATATTCTGAACATTCTGGGGGTGGTGGTTGGGTTTATTTTAAAACACCACAAGAAAGTCGCGACGGGCTTTTTCACAATCGTTCTTGTTTCGAGGAGTGGCATTTAAAACACCGCGACGAACTTGAATCCTTAATAAAAAATTTAGGAGAGTGGAAATCGCCTTGACAATAAAAATGTCCTATGGTAATGGGATAAAAACAGAAAGGAAAAACTATGTCAACACGCAGTTATATAGGAATTGAATTACCAGACGGAAAAGTAAAATCTATTTATGTCCACAGCGACGGATATATTTCTGGCGTCGGAAAAACTTTAGTAGATAATTATAACACTTTTGCTACCGCCATAAAATTATTCGACTTTGGCGATTGTTCTAGTCTTGGCGATAATCTTAAAGATTGTTCTTTTTATTCTCGCGATTGGAATAGAGAAGAAGAAAACAATCAAGCAACAACTTATAATAATGAATATCTTTTTTATAATAGTTTTAAGGGGGATATTTTTATTGAGTATATTTACTTGTTTAAAAATGATGAGTGGACAGTTTCGGAAATGTCTAGTCATAATAATTTTGAACGTCAGAAATATATTGAAGATTATTATGTTCTTCATACAAAGCCAATTAATGTAAAAGATCATAAAGACTTCACTAGGCAGATTGAGGGCTGGACAGAAAAGGATATGCTTTCAAATCTTGGCGAAATGTTGCAAGAAACTTTTGGTGGCGAAAATATTTCTGTACAAGGTCAGAAACCAGCAAAAAAAGAAAATCTGAATTGACCACAAAACCAGAAACAAACTTTGGTCGTGAGATAATGAAAAATTTATCTCACGTTTTTTGGACAAGGATAGAGAATCGTCATGGTGGGGGAATACCAGATTTATATGGAATAAAGAGTTGGAAAAAGTCAGCTTGGCTAGAATTAAAGTGTATTAAACAAAATTCTATAAACCTATCGCCATTACAAATTTCATGGAATTATAAGCATTTTCGACAGGGCTTTAATAATTATTATATTGTCCGCGATACGAGGTCAAAGGTTACTAAAATATATCACGGCGACAAAGGGCGAGAACTAGCGGAAAAAGGTTTTTCTTTACCGCCAGAATACGAATTTGATTCGCCGATTGATTGGTGGCTGTTCGACTACGTAATTTTCTGACGGTCATAGTTTCGCGTTTCCAAAGTTATGGGCATGGTTTCGCGATCCGCTGACCGCGTACCTTTCTTCGCGGTCAGCAAATAAAAACATTTGACAAAATGTTTTTTATCCTATAATTATAGGATAGAGATACACTATCCCTAGACGATATACTGTTATGCTAGGTAATGTGTATCTCTAAAGAAAGGAAAAATTATTATGAAACTTTTAACAAAAGAAATATTAGATCGCTTCAAAAAAATTGGATCACAAGAAAATTCTGACGATCCAGAAATCGTAGTAAAATTTTTTGATCCAACGAGCAGTTGGAAATGGTATGCGACCGAATACGATCCAAAAAATAAGATTTTCTTCGGATTAGTTCACGGTCATGAAAAAGAGTGGGGATCTTTCAGCTTAGAAGAATTAGAATCAGTTAAAGGTCTGTTCGGTTTAGGAATTGAAAGAGATTTACACTTTGGATATCAAAAAGTTTCCGCGGTCAAATAAATGCTAATATAAATGATTGTTCCGCCGACCGTGGATCAAGCCGCCAAAATCAGTTGGCGGCTTTTTTATTTCGCGGTCAAGTTATCCCAAGTTATCCCCAAATATCCTATTGACAATTCTTCAGCCACTGCTATAATCGATTGAAATTTTCGATTTCATCGTCAATCGATTATAGCAGTGCGTATCATTTTACCACGATTAAAATAACTGTTGCATTATCCCAGAAAATCCTATATAAAATTCTCAGCATGGCAGAAAGTAGAATATATTATGTCTCATGAAGTTGAAACTATGGCTTGGGCTAATGAAGTGCCTTGGCATCGTTTGGGTTATCAAATCGGAGATGACGCGACACCCGAACAAATTTTACGAGTTGCCGATCTTGACTGGAATGTCAATATGAAACCTGTCCAATGGACAAATGCTGTTGGAGAATCTCAAGAGAGTGAAAAGTATTTCTCACTTGTTAGAGAATCTCACACTAGGCAAGATGGAACAATAGTTCCAGAACAAGTCTTGTCTAGCGGTCTTACCGATCAATATAAACCAATTCAGAATATGCGTATGGCAAAATTCTTTAATGAATATATTGATAATGGTGTTGCGACCATGGAAACAGCGATGAGTTTATTTAACGGTCGTATTGTTATTCTTGTTGCTAAAACTAACGAAAATTTTGAACTTGCTGGCGGTGATAAAATAGAGCAATACTTATATTGTGCTAGTTATCATACAGGGCGTGATCAAGTGAAAGTGCGTTCTTCTTCTACTAGAGTTGTATGTAATAATACTTTTAGTGCATCTCTAAGAGAAAACGCGGCGGTCCAAGGTTTAATTAGTCATAGGTATGATTTTACTACATCTATTGAAAAACAAGTGAAA